GATTAGTTATCTGACTTTTGTCAGACCATCCTCTTACTCTTTTCCCAGATATGCCGATACGAGCTGGCGCGCATGCCACAGGAGATGTTCCTGTGCGTCGGCGACAGCCTTTTCAGCGTAGCCTTCAATCCTAGATGACCGAGCCAGTGCGTTCCTAAGTCTAGGAACATCTACGGATGCGGTATCATAAGGATCGGTTACGTCTGGGCTGTGGTGCATCAGGCTACGACGGGTGGTGCTGACGAGAGAAGGTGGGAATGCCTCATTAGGAAGATCCTTGGCTACCACCTTCACGCCTGCTTTCTCCGTTCTACCTTCTGCAAGTACTTCGGCAATAATTTCATCAAGTTCAGAGATAATTCTCGCTAGAGACATGTTCTCTACAACATTCTCTACATCCTCTTCAGCTACGCTCTTCGGATTCTGAGGGCTGGCACCGTCTGGGCGACTCTTATCCATCGAGTCCAGCGGGCGACAAATCTTGTTCTTAGCGTCCCAGATAGTGTCCTTAGGACAATCGCTTGGGAGCCGAACCTTGCCTGCTGGAGCGGGAGTTAGTCCTTCTCTGTTTCCAGTTTCAGTAGCAGCGTTCTCTTCTTCCGACTTACCCTTGAAAGCACCCTTACGAGGCATGCACTTCTTGGTAACTGGATTCATGAACTGTCCTTCCGGACAACCCGGTCCTCCCTTGTTACCTGGGCCATTTGTAGTAGTAGATTTAGGATGAGCATCTGCTACATCCTCTTCAGACTTACTCTTCTTCTTCAAGAAGTCAGGCTTACCACCCTTCTTCTTGTCTTTCTTGTCTCCGTCCTTTCCATCTTTACCCTTCTTCTTCTCGATAATCTTCTTAATGAAGTCAGGAAGCTCTGCCTCTTCTACATCAGACTTGGTCTTCTTAGAAGAGTCTAGAGGAATACATTCGTTTCGGTCTCCATTCCAAATAGTACCCTTGGGGCAGTCAGTGGAAAGTCGGGCAGGTCGACCCTTAGGCTGCGGAGTAAGATCTCTGTTCTTAGCAGCATCCTCTTCAGAAGCCTTAGTGGTATCGCCAGGCTGACCGGGGTTAGAGCTAGTGTCCATAGGAATACATTTTCTATTACCAAAGTCAAAGATTTGTCCGGGTGGGCAGGCGTGGTTAACAGTATCACGTCGTCCATCGGGCTGCTTTGCGATAATCTCGGCATGGTTGGCCTGATCCTTGATAGCGTCATAGAATCCTTGCATCTTGGAACAGCTCTTATCTGTGGCACTCCACTCCATTCCAGGAGGGCAAGGGCCTTGGTTTCCCCCAGAGGTCTCCTTGCTCTCATAAGCGGCCATGCGCTCTGCGCGGGCCTCGTCACGTAGTGGTTGTAGCATCTCATTAAGGACTGCAGTAAACTCCTCTAAAGTCTCAGCCTTAGCAAAATTGTTTACTTCGATGTCACATGCCTTGGCTCGGGCTAGGATCTTTCTTCGAAGAGAGGCCTTCTCTGAGGAAGAAAGGTTCTTTGCCTGGTTAAATCTAGCCATAGCGTTTCGTACACGTGCGCATGTATCTAGTGGGAATTTTCTTTGTCCAGGAACACCAAACGCGCTGTCGGGCAGAGCCCGTCTCTGTGCAGACTTAATAGGAGCGGCTTTCTCGTCGCCAGCGGCTAGAGGAACTGCATCAACTGCTACATCATCATCTCCACCATACTCATAAACTTCCTGAGGTAGGGCATGTCCGAAGTGACGCGAAGTGTACTCCTTACCTTTGTGGTCTGCAACAACATAGTCGGATACGTCATGAGAATGGGCCTCATCACCATAACCGGCGATAGATGTCTTACCACTGCCTTCCATGTCTAGCGTAGCTAGATGGGTATGACCGTCTATTGGATCAGGAGAAGTCATAGCCACCTTACCACTTAGGTAACGGGCCAGCTCCTTCTTTTCTTCGTCAGTTAGCGACGCGGACGCCATGAGGGTATCCTTGTTTAGCGGAATGCACTTACGAAGTTTGAAATCAAACATCTGCTTAGGCGGGCACTGGAAGTTAACAGTGTCACGTCGTCCCTCGGGATCGATGTTCACTACTTCCTGATGTCCTCCTACTCCAGGAGCGGCAGAGTCTTCAACATACTCGTTCTCTTCGTTCATAGCGAACTCGTCTGTAGTCTCAGTCTCTGCGTCTTCCAGAGTTACACAGCGTCTCTGGATAAAAGAAAAAGTCGTGCCCTCTGAGCACGACTCCGGTTCGTCCATATCATCTGCATCAAGTGCGACCTCGGTCTGCGTGGTACCCTCATCGGACGCTAGACCGCGCCACTCAGGGCCGTCGTCGTGATTAATGCTTCGGCTCCGAATTGTGTCATCTGTGCTTCCCATAGGAAGGCATCTACCACTGCTCGGCTCCTTACGATATCCTTCTGGACATTCTTCGCTTAAATCAATAGCGAACTCTCTCAACTCGGTGAGAAAGTCTTGAGGGGCTTTTGCCCCCTCTACGTTCTTTTTATCAACCATGGATTGCTATCCTCCCTACTTTACGTAGATTTCTTTGGCTTTGTAGGCCTTGTGTTTGGTGTTGTGGATTTCGTGCGAGGTTTGCCGCGACCCTTTCGAGGGCGACCCTCACTCGGTGTTCCCTTAGGAGTTCTCTGAACCTTCTGAATTTGATCAGTAAGGCCCTTGAACTGCTGTTCCATGTTCTTCTTGAGGTCATTGAGGTCTTTCTCAGTGATCGTAGTAGGTTGTCCGCCTGGAGTTTCATCCTGTGTGGGAGCAGGCCCGGTCGGTATAACCTTGGGATTGTATGGGGATCCAATAATTCCAAGAACTCCTGCTTGAACTGCGGGAGATTCCTGAAGCATGTTAGCATACTCATTAGCGAAGTCGAATCCTAACTTCTCCATACCTGTCTCATAAGAAATGATACGTCGATCAATCATACCTTGAATGACGCTCATTAACATAATCTCGTCCTTCAAAGTATTCTCGTCGAATCTAACCTTAGGATAACGCGAAAATCCCATGGCTAGGGCTACTTCTTCGTACTCGTTCTCAATCCAGCGCGTTACACAGCGACGAGCATAATTAATTTCCTCTGCAAAAGCTTTACTCGCCATCTCGATAGCTTTAGCATTTCCGGTCACTTCCCCATCTAGAAGCGCGCGAGAAACACCCATCGCAGTGCTAAGGTCATCGTTAACCTGCTTGAACTTACCCTGACCAAGAATGTTATCGATCTCAGGAAAGGTGATCTTTTCGATATCTAGGGTGTGGTTCCAAACGATGTCGAAGCTCTTGCTGGAAGTATCGAACAAGCTAGCAATTGCTTCTAGTTGGGACTGGTTAGTGACAGGGTGTTCGTCATTACCAATGGTGACCTTAAGAATATAGTTGGTGATACCATCTAGTGTAGAATAGTCTGCCTTCTTAAGTTCTTCCTTGTAGCGGATATCATCCAAAGCTCTAGCAAGCTTGGGCTTGGGGTACCGCTCATAATCTTGGCGACGATAGTCGCACTTACCTACCAACTCCGGAGGTAATTTAACAGGCTTGTTCTTAGCTACCTGATCCTTAAGCTCTTTTGGTATGCTGTTAATAAAAGACCTCTGTTCTTTGCTCAGCTTGGAAGTATTTTTAAGCATTTTACGTAGCTCTTTAAAAGCTTCGGGCTTAAGTAGTGTTTCCGTCTGATCAAAAAGTAGAGGTCCTTCGATGACTACTAGTCTGGGATCTAGAATTGTATATTTTAGGGGTATAAACGACTTAGACCATAGCTTCTTTGCGGCAGCCCACTCTCGATGTGCTTGTAGTTCCTGCATATCAGAGGTTGTAGAGAACATCTTGGCTTTAGCTGTGTTCTTGATACTCCTGTCGAAGTCTTCTGGCTTTAGCTTAGGGTCGAACTTACCTGAAATCTTTAAGGTGCGTACTAGCCCTACTCTAAAGAAGTCAAAAAAGATCTTTTCTACGGTCTCGTGGAACCCGATCTCTCGGGTCCAGGTATCATAAAACAACTTAATGTCGGGGTCATCGATATCATTCTTGAACCCCTTAGCGGCAAAGTTTGTCAGAGTGTCGATAATAGTACCGATCTGACCCTGAGAATGATACATGTTAATGGCTGTATCGTAAAGCTGCTCAGGTCTTGCTTGTGTTACTTGCGGCTTACCAATAAGTAGATCAAGATCTACTCTTCGGAGCCAGTCTCGGGAAACGTTACGACCACCCTCCCAGAACTTCATAGGGCTAGGTTCACCGTCCTCTCCTGTTAGAAACGCTAACTCTTTTGCAGGAAGTCCCTTAGGACCTACAGCAATTTCCATAGAGTGCTGCCCAGGAGAAGTCTCCTTGTAAGAGAGGACTTCGGCATTCTTTAAATTCTCATTCAGTTTGTCCTTAACGTCCTTGGCCATTTATTTCCCCTTCTTTTTAATCTTGGGCCGTAAAACTGCAGAAGCACTAGTACGAACCTTTCGGCTATTCCCCATATCATCTATCATGCGTCGTTTAAATCCCTCAGGGTCCTGAGCGATTTCCATCTTATCCATAATCGCTTGCGGAATGTTTCCTCCATAAGCGTCCTCTACTATCTTAGCATCGGGGTCTCGTTGTCTGCTACGCACCACCCCTCCGTGGTGCATGATGTTTTCCGGAACACCCTCCGTCCAGAGTAGATCATAAATACAACGAGCGGATAACATGAAAGCGGTGTAAAGATCCTTTTTCTGCTTACCGTGACCTCCTCCCTTAGGAACATCAAAGTGATGCTTACCTGTAGGAGTCTCGGTCAGCTCGATGGATTGCATCTGATTCTTCATATCTCGAATCGTCTGCCATGACTCTTCTGCCCTTGAGTCGATTTCTTTATTCTGGGGCAGTGTGGGAAATAAAAGCTCTCGGTGCTCTAGTAATCTCAAAGCTGAAAAATTAGATTCGGAAATGAAGTCACTGCTAAAATTACACAGCTTCAAAATCTTACGACCTGACTTTAACTGTGCTACTTCATCTTCTGGATCTAAAATGGGTCCAGCTGCGTGATTGGTGGGATTCTCTGCCAGGATGTCAGCGATTGCCATACCGCCACCCTG